GCGTAGGGGAAAAAATGGCTGAAAGTGAAAAACCTGAGGTTGGGTTTCCACATGAGGTGGAAGAAAAACAATCCAAAGCTGGCGGCAAGATCGTTGAGCCTGGGTTCGATGAGCCGGAAATTGAGGTAATTGACGATACCCCAGAGGAAGATCGTGGCCGGGAGCCAATGAAAACCCCGCCCGAAGAACCTACAGACGAGGAATTGGCAACGTATTCCAAGCGGGATCGAACCAAAACCCGTGAATTCCACAAGGCTTACCACGATGAACGCAGGGCAAAAGAAGCCGCTCTGCGTGAAAAGGAAGAGGCTATACGCATTGCACAGCAGGTTTATGAGGAAAATCAACGCCTTAAGGGCACGGTTGACTCCAATCAGAACCTCATGCTTGACCAAGTAAAGCGCACAATTGCTCAAGAAATTGACCAAGCCAAGGCCAAGTACAAGAAAGCCTATGAGGATGGCGATTCCGATGCTTTGGTCGAGGCCCAAGAGGCCCTGACAAACGCTAAAATCAAGGCAGATCGTGTAAACAATTTTAAGCCGAAGCCTTTACAGGCCCAGGAAAATGTTGTACAAACGAGTCCAAGTGCTCCAAAACCCGATGAAAGAGCCGAAGATTGGCAGCGTGCCAACCCTTGGTTTGGGCCAGACACTGAAATGACGGGCTTTGCATTAGCAGTGCATAACAAGCTCATCAATGAGGAGGGTGTAGACCCGAAAAGTGACGAATACTACCAGCGTTTAAACGGTAGGTTGCGCCAAGTGTTCCCAGATAAGTTTGAGTCTGCGGAACCCGGTGATGCGAATCGCCGCCCAAAGTCAAATGTAGTTGCTTCGGCAAGTCGCAGTACTGCTCCTAAAAAGATCACACTGACGGCCTCTGAGGTCAGCATCGCCAAACGGCTTGGAATTCCTTTGGAACTCTATGCTCGTAAGGTTCTGGAAATTAGGAGAAGTACAAATGGATGAGCAGAAACGTGAAAAACGTGCCCTTGAAAATCGTGAATCAGAAATGCGCCCCAAGCGTTGGATGCCGCCTACTCTGTTGCCCGATCCCGAACCAGAAGATGGCTACGCCTTCCGCTGGATCCGCTTGAGCACCTTGAACAATCCTGATCCCACGAATATTTCTTCGAAGCTCCGTGAGGGATGGGAACCTGTAAAGGCCATTTCCCAACCAAAACTCCGCTTGGTAAGCAATCCTAACGGACGCTTCCCGGACGGTATTGAAGTTGGTGGATTGTTGCTTTGCAAAACCCCAGTTGAATTTACGGTTCAGCGTGATGAGTATTACCAGAAAGTGGCTGATACTCAGATGCAATCCGTGGATAACAACTACATGCGTGAAAGTGATCCCCGGATGCCTATGTTCAAAGAACGTAGCTCCAAGGTCACTATCGGTAAGAGTATTTAACCTTTTTTGGAGTCCAACATGGCTTACCCCACTGTCTCGGCCCCGTATGGTCTAAAGCCTGTCAATAGAATTGACGGCATGCCTTACGCAGGTGCTTTCCGACAGATTCCCGTTGCCGCTTCTTTTGCTACTGCCGTCTTTTTTGGCGACACTGTAGCAATTGACAGCACCGGCTATCTGGTTGTTTCTTCCACCACCAACTCTGGTGCGATTGTCGGCGTTTGTGTCGGCGGTCAATATGTGAACTCTAGCGGTCAAACCGTTCAGGGTCAGTATTTACCCGCTTCCATCAGCACTTCGACCAATCCCGCTTATGCGTATGTGATTGATGATCCTATGGCACTTTTTAAAGTTGCCGTTGTGTCTTCTGGCACTACCATGAGTTCCGCAGGTCGTACCGTAGTTGGCACTAACTTGGCTTTGGTTCTCAACGCTGGCAATACCACCACTGGTGATTCAGCCTTCGCTGTGACCTTGACCGGTGCTGGCACTACCGCCACCATTCCAATCCGTGTGATCGATGTTGTGCCTGAGACTGCTACCGCAGCCGACACTTACACCGAACTGTTGGTGAAAATCAACACTCACCAATATAACAACACCACTGGTGTTTAAGGAGTAAGAAATGGCTATTTCCCGTGCCCAGCTACTCAAAGAGTTGCTCCCTGGTCTGAATGCATTGTTTGGTCTTGAGTACGCCCGTTATGGTGAGGAACATAAAGAAATTTATGAAACCGAAACCTCTGAGCGTTCTTTTGAAGAAGAAACCAAACTTTCTGGCTTCTCTGCCGCACCGGTCAAGAACGAAGGTTCTGCGATCCAGTACGACAACGCACAGGAAGCATGGACTGCTCGTTACAACCACGAAACCATCGCTATGGGCTTCTCCATCACGGAAGAAGCAGTGGAAGACAACTTGTATGACTCGTTGTCCAGCCGCTATACCAAATCGTTGGCCCGTGCAATGGCATACACCAAGCAGGTCAAAGCCGCCTTTGTGTTGAACAATGCGTTCAGCACCACGGTGACTTACGGTGACGGCGTTTCCTTGTGTAACACTGCCCACCCCTTGATCTCTGGTGGAACCAACAGCAACCGCCCCACCACCGCCTCTGACTTGAATGAGACTTCGTTGGAAAACGCAGTTATTCAAATCGCTGGCTGGACGGATGAGCGTGGCCTGTTGATCGCCGCCAAGCCCAAGAAATTGGTTGTTCCCCCGAACTTGATGTTCGTTGCAACCCGCCTCCTGGAGACGGAATTGCGTGTCGGTACTACCGATAACGACATCAACGCTCTGAAGAACAATGGTTCGATCCCAGAAGGTTACTGCGTTAACCATTATCTGACCGACACCAACGCTTGGTTCTTGCTGTCTGATGTGCCTAACGGCCTGAAGCATTTTGTCCGTACCCCACTGTCCAACTCCATGGACGGTGACTTTGATACCGGCAACGTGCGTTACAAGGCCCGTGAGCGTTACAGCTTCGGCGTTTCGGATCCTTTGGGAATTTTCGGTTCACCCGGATCTTCTTGATGGGTAAGTAAAAAAGGGGGCCACAAGCCCCCTTTTTTCTTGTATCCGTTTAAACTACATGGTATAAATGAGGCATTCCGGGAAAACCGGTGTATCAAACAGTCCCGGCTGACTGTCATGCAAGATTGATACACCTTAACGCATGGAGAAATTCTCATGGGATTCGCAACTCACCTTGGCCCCTGGTTGTTGGGCACTGTCCGTAACACCACCGGCACGACTGTCGGCACGATTGAAAACTGCGGTGCAACCGTTGTTTCTCAAACTTTCAAAAAGAATTACACCGGTCAGGCTGCATCGGCCACGACCGACACCATTGGTGTCCTGCCTGCTGGCGCACAAATCTTGGACATCTATGTTGATACGCTGGTTGCCTTCACTGGCTCTACCGCAGCCAACATGACCCTGGGCGATGGCACAACCGCCAATAAGTATTGGACAACCACCGACATTACCACCGCAGGCCGCTTGGCTACAACCAATGCCGTATTGTCTGCATGGTGCGGAGCCACCTCCACCGCCTCTCCCAACGGGATTGGTATTGGCCCAACCGATGTGAAATTGATTGCAACCTTGACCCCAACGGTTGCCGCAGTTACCGCTGGCACGGTTCAATTTACCGTGGTGTATGTTGTTGCCGACTCTAACGGTTTGCAGTTCCCAGCATCCGCTTAATTGATCCAGGGGGCTTCGGCCCCCGCTTTTCAGGAGATTGATTATGGGTATGCAAACTGACGTTAAATCGGGACACCTTAACAACTCAGGGTTTGTTGTTTTAGGACGAAACAGGCTCAAAGCTGTTTCTACGGTTGGGTCAGCTACGGCTGGAACGCTGGACATCTTTGACACCGCCACAGCACCCGTTTCTGCTACATACGCAAGAACTGCTGCGGTTATCACCGTTACAAAAGTGGCTCACGGTTTGGTTACCGGAGATGTGGTGGGGATTGCTTTTGCAACAGCAAGTGGCTCATCTGGCACAAACGGTAATTATTCAATTACACGCACAGGCGCAGACACGTTCACCGTTACAGACATTAACTCTGGAACTATTGCCGGTGGAACGGCGGCTTTATACGCATCATTGTGGCTTGCCAGCTACGATACTGGCGCAGGTGATTTGTTTGGTAATTTTGCGTTGATTCCCGGCGAAGGGGTGCTGGTTAAGAACGGCATCTACATGAGCATGAGCAACATAACCTCTGCCAACATCTACTATGGCTGATAAGAGCTTCAACTTGGTGGGGCGCAAGCTTATGATTGCGATCCCTTGTTACGATGGCAAGGTCAACATCAAGACCGCTTTTGCCATAGCGCAACTCGTTCCCAAGTTGGACAAGATGGGTGTCCAGATTCATTTGGTACACCTGTCTGGATGCTCAATTATCACAAAGGCCCGGAACAAGCTGGTGTCCAACTTTATGGACTCTGATTGCACTGATCTGCTGTTTGTGGATGCCGATGTGGTCATCAATGTGGACGCAGTTACCCGCCTTCTGGCCTTGGCAACAGACCGGGACATTGTGGCCGGGACGTACCCCCGTAGAGCGGCAGATGCCAAGTTCTTCCTAGACTTCTATCTGGATGAAGACAATCAGTTGGAGTTTGACGAAAACGGCCTGATGCAGGTTGAGAGCGTGGCAACGGGCTTTATGCTCATTCGCCGCCATGTGATGGAGTCCATGATCGCAGCCCATCCTGAGTGGAAGTACAAGGGCGATGGGGACGGCGCAGATGAATACGCTGTGTTTGACTTTGCCATCGTGGACGGAAACTATATTGGGGAAGACTACCTGTTCTGCCGCAGGGCCAGAGAGCATGGATACAAGATCTATCTCGACCCCATGATCAGCTTGCCGCACATTGGCACACAAGAATTCACCCGCAACTTTGAGCAAGACGCTCTACAACCACTGCTCAAGGAGCATGCACGGTTGCACTTGAAAGTGGCAAATGGGTAGCCCCGCATGGACACGCAAAGAAGGCAAGTCGGAGAAGGGTGGTTTAAACGCCAAGGGGCGGGCCTCTGCCAAAAAACAGGGTATGAACCTGAAGCCTCCCCAACCAGAAGGCGGCAGCAGGCGAGACTCTTTCTGTGCAAGGATGAGTGGAATGAAGAAGAAACTCACATCCGAGAAGACGGCGAAAGATCCAAACTCACGGATTAACAAGGCTCTTCGGGCTTGGGCATGCTGAGATGGACATTCATTCAATTTGGTCAACAGTTTTAACCCTGTTCATGGGGCTTTTGGGCCTTGTGATGCGGGAGAAGTTTGAAGAACTTTCCCGTTTGAGCATCCTGTTAAACAAGACAAGGGAGGAAGTTGCCCGTGATTACGTTACTCAAGCAGAAGTGCAAAGAATTACTGACCACATTGACCAGCGGTTTAACCGCCTTGAAGCAAAGATTGACGAACTTATTCGTCAAAAAGGGTGAGTAATGGCATTGCCCCTTATACCTCTTGCCATGACCGCCGCCAAAGGATATTTGGCGCAGAAGGCCGCTGAGAAAATTCCCGGTGCGGATGCAGTCCTGAACCCTGGTCGATATATACGAAACAAGGTCATTGACCAGCTACCAGAGGACTCCAGAGAGAATGCACGGAGGGTAATGGACGCTGTCACTGACCCCGTGGGTTCGGCCATCAAGGCCGGTGGCAGAGCGGTAAACCAAGCGGTAGACCCAGATTTAAACGCAGCCATGGATAGGCAAACCGCCATGAACGCAAATGCAAAACGTGCTGTCCAAGAGGCTTATGAGAATAAAGCCGCCAATGCTTTACCCGGAGGTATCAGCGATCTGATTCGACCCAAAGAGCAAGCCCCAATAGACTTCGGATCAATGTCTGGCGACCAGGGTTATTTTGAAGAAAAACAAACATTGCCTGGGTTTGACTATAACGAATACGCAGTGTCGGATATGCCTGAGAACGCAGACATGGCAAATTACGACATGGACAGCATTGGCTCCACAGACTTTAAAAAGGGTGGACGGGTAAAGGCCCGGAAGCCTGCAAAACGCACGACAATGTCAACTCAATCATCTGCGTCTAAACGGGGTGATGGGATTGCCCAAAGGGGTAAAACACGGGGGAGGTATATCTAATGCCATCCTCGTCAAAGAAACAACACAAGTTCATGGAAGCTGTGGCTCATAACCCGGCTTTTGCGAAGAAGGCCGGTGTCCCGCAGACCGTGGGACAAGATTTCAGCAATGCCGATAAAGGCAAAAAATTCAATAGAGGTGGTGCTATGCCAATGGATCCAAAAATGCTTGCAATGATGGCCGAAAAACTCAAAGGCCGAACAATGGGTGGCCGTCCCGCCGCTCGTCCTCCTGTGGGCGCTCGTCCTCCTATGGCAATGCCCGGGATGAAAAAGGGCGGCATGTTTAAAGGTAAGGAATCCATGAAGGAAGAACTTGCCGAAGCCAAAGCCATTAAGTCTGGCAAGATCACCCCTATGCAGTATGCCAAGGGCGAGAAGTCTGAGCCTGCAATGAAGCGTGGCGCTACCAAGAAGATGGCAAATGGTGGCTCTGCATCCTCAAGGGCCGATGGTATTGCTCAACGTGGCAAGACCAAAGGGAAGATGTTGAAAAAGGGCGGCATGGCCTGCTAAGGAGTTTGAGATGAACAAAATGAAGCGTTACGCTGGTGAAGATGAAAGCTTGGTAGGCGGTGCTGAAGATGAGCGTCCCGCACCTACCGGCATGGGTGAGATAGCCGAAACCCGTGCAGACAAGATGATGGGCGAGGATGTCATAGATGAAGAAACTGGCGCTAAATCAAAGTACAAGCGAAACCCTGAGACAGGTCAGTTGTACAGCGAAGAGCCTGAGATGACCAAGCCAAAACCCAAAAAGAAAAAAACACCTTCTTTCTCTGAAAAAGCCCGTAAGGCAGGATTTACCAGTGCAGAAACCAAAGGTGGTGCGGCTCTGATGTATCGCAATCCTATGGGTAAGAAGATGGCCTCTGGCGGTACTGCATCCAGCCGTGCTGATGGCATTGCTCAACGGGGTAAGACCCGTGGAAAGATGTGCTGATGTTGCCCAGCCGTGGAATGGGGGACATCAATCCCTCAAAAATGCCTGGGCCGAAGCGCAAGAAGCGCCGGGACGATACCGACTTTACTCAATATAAAGACGGTGGAACGGTCAATGCCGCTGGAAACTACACAAAGCCAAACATGCGTAAGCGGATTGTGTCTCAGGTAAAGGCGGCGGCAACTCAAGGAACGGGCGCAGGCCAGTGGTCGGCCCGTAAAGCACAACTTGTCGCCAAGAAGTACAAGGCGGCTGGCGGGGGATACAAAGATTGAAAGCACCGCAAACTTCCCTGAAAAACTGGGGTGACCAGAAATGGCGCACCAAGTCGGGGAAGCCTTCGTCAAAGACGGGGGAGCGGTACTTGCCTGAGAAGGCAATCAAGGCTTTGTCTCCAGCAGAATACGCAGCAACCACCAAGGCCAAACGGCAAGGTAAAGCGGCAGGTAAACAGTTTGTGGCTCAACCCAAGGGTATAGCAAAGAAAACGGCAGGGTTTAGATGACAACCACAGGAACATCAGTATTCGACATGGACTTCACGGAGATAGCCGAGGAGTCATGGGAGCGTGCGGGCCGGGAAATGAGGTCTGGTTATGACCTCAGAACGGCACGCCGATCCATGAATTTGATGACCATTGAATGGCAGAACCGTGGTTTAAACATGTGGACGATTGAGCAAGGCTCCTTCGAAATGACTGCTGGTTTAAACACATACCCTCTACCGGACGATACGATTGATCTTCTGGAGCACGTTATCCGGACGGGCCAGAACTCAACGACCAATCAAGCTGACCTGACAATCACCCGCATCAGCGTTAGCACCTATGCCACGATCCCCAATAAACTGACCCAGGCCAGACCTATTCAGGTTCTGATCCAGCGCAATTCAGGCCAGACCGGGTCAACTGCATTGAGTTTAAACGGCGCAATTACCAGCACGGCCACCACCATAACCCTGGACTCTGTCGTGGGCTTGGCGGCGGCAGGGTACATCAAGCTGGATAATGAAATAATTTATTACAACTACATCGCCGGGAATGTTTTGAGCAATTGCTTCCGGGCGCAAGCAAACACCGTTGCGGCCTCGCACATAACTGCCACTGCCGTCTTCGTTCCTCAACTTCCTGCCGTCACAGTATGGCCCACCCCTGATGACACCACCACCTACACGTTTGTGTACTGGCGCATGCGTAGGGTGCAGGATGCAGGGGCTGGTGTAGAGACTGCTGACATGAATTTCCGCTTCCTGCCATGTGTGGTGGCAGGGCTGGCCTACTACATCGCCATGAAGGTTCCTGAATTGCAGGGACGGATGGATATGCTGAAGGCAACCTACGATGAACAATTCAATCTGGCGGCAGGGGAAGACCATGAAAAGGCTGCTTTGCGGTTGGTTCCCCGTCAGTCATTCATTGGATCTGGTGGCACATAATGGGCAACAGGTTTGCGTCAGGTAAATACTCAATTGCCGAGTGTGACCGGTGTGGTCAGCGGTACAAGCTGAAGCAGCTTAAATTTGAGGTTATCAAGACCAAGCTGTATCAACTGAAAGTTTGTGATGAGTGCTGGGATCCTGATCAGCCGCAACTTCAACTGGGTATGTATCCGGTTGATGACCCGCAGGCTGTGATGCAACCCCGTCCTGACACGACATATGTAACATCGGGTGTAAACGTGGATGGGTATCCATCGGGTGGATCAAGGGACATTCAATGGGGTTGGCAACCTGTAGGGGGTTCCAGCTTCTTTGATGTAGCACTCACGCCAAATTACTTGGTGGCAACGACAAGTGTTGGTACAGTAACGGTTAGCGCAACTTAGGAGCAGATATGGACAAGAAAGACACGGCACAAGACAAGGCAATGATCAAAAAAGCCTTTTCACAGCACGATGCCCAAAAACACAAGGGTGGCAAGGGTACTACCTTGAAGCTTAAAAAAGGTGGCCCTACCAGCATGGATCGTAAGACGTACGGGAAGAACCTTTCCCGTGCAATGAACCAGAAATCTGGGAGCAAATAATGGGCAAATACAGCATGAAGAAAATGGGTAAAGAGGTTGGCGATGCCAGCGTCTATGCCGAACCCCACACCATGGATGGTAAGAAGGCCAGCATCTCTAGCAACCCTGGCAAAGGGCCAAATGGTAGCGAGGCGGTGAATGTAAACATGTCGGTTGGCAACATCAACCGCAGTGGATATTCTGAACCCAAGACCAGCGGCATCAAGATGCGTGGGACGGGAGCCGCCACCAAGGGTGTGATGTCCAGAGGCCCAATGGGTTGATGTAACCATGGCACTGACTTATGCCCAGCTTGTAGTCGCTGTCAGCGATTATTGTGAAAACACGTTCGACACCACGGACATGAACACAATGATCAAGCAGGCTGAACAGCGTATATACAATACGGTTCAGATTGCAAATCTTCGCAGGAACGTGACGGGGACTATCACATCTGGCAATAAGTACTTGTCATGCCCAGATGATTTTTTGTCTGTGTACTCGCTGGCTATCTATCCAAGTGGCGGGGGAAGCTACATCTACTTGCTCAACAAGGATGTGAACTTCATGCGGGATGCATATCCCAACCCAGCCACAACGGGTACGCCGAAGCATTACGCCATCTTTGGCCCTCAGTCCACCAACGTGAACGAGTTGTCATTCATCCTTGGCCCAACCCCCAGCACAGCCTACGGGGCTGAACTGCATTATTACTACTACCCAGAGTCCATCGTGACCGCCTTGACCACATGGTTGGGCGACAACTTTGATTCTGCGTTGTTATACGGAACTCTGTGTGAGGCTTACACCTACATGAAGGGTGAGCCTGACATGGTCAAGCTGGTCAATGATCGGTATATCCAATCAATTGCTTTGCTCAAGAACCTGGGTGATGGCAAACAGCGTCAGGATGCTTACCGTGATGGTCAGGTTAGGGTTCAGGTAAGTTAATGTCAATTGTCCAAACCCAAACCACCAGCTTCAAAGCGGAGCTTTATCAGGGCATCCATGACTTGACCACGGATGTGATCAAGATTGCTCTGTATACAGCCAACGCCAATTTGAACGAAGACACCACGGTCTACAGCAGTGATAGTGAGGTGGTGGCCGCAGGCTACACAGCGGGCGGGGCGACGATGACTGGAATCACGGTCAGCACGTCTGGGGGTACGGCCTACGTTGGGTTTGCCAATGTATCCTGGACAGCGGCCCTGACGGCCCGGTGTGCCTTGATCTATAACTCAACCCAGGGCAATAAGTCGGTGGCAGTGTTGGATTTTGGTTCTGACAAAACATCGGTCACCACGTTCTTAATCACGATGCCAGCCAACACATCAACCACAGCATTGATCAGGAGTTCAAATTGATAGTCACAACTACCAAAGGCGAGATGGATGATTCCCTGCTTGAGAAGCGGGAAGGAACCGTGGACAATGACAATGAACTGACCACTTGGGTTGAGTATTGGCTGGAGGGCGAACTTGTACATCGTTCTGTCCATGTCCAGTTGAAGAAAATGCCGGTTTTTGCCGGTGCTGAAGCCGCATCTATAGGTTAAAGGAAACATCATGGCAAACACACAAGCAATGACCACTTCGTTCTTGGGCGAAGTTTTGACAGCAACCCACAATTTTGGCACTGCACCAACCCGTGGATCGGGCGCAGCCGACACGTTTAAAGCGGCCCTGTATCTTGCATCGGCAACGATCAATGCTTCCACTACCGTGTATTCAGTTACGGGCGAAGTGTCTGGTACTGGGTATTCCGCTGGCGGCGTGGCCGTGACCAACGCAACCGCTCCGCTGGCTTCAAACACCTCGACAACCGCAGGCACGGCCTATTGGACTCCTTCGGCATCGATCACCTACACCACGGTGACTTTGACCACTGCGTTTGATGCGGTGTTAATCTATAACTCAACACAGAGTAACAAGGCGGTCAGTGTCCACACCTTTGGTTCCCAGACAATCACGGCTGGAACCTTCACCTTGACGATGCCTTCCAACACGACTTCGACTGCTCTGTTGCGCTTGGCTACCACCTAAAGGGGTAGATCATGGCCGGGTGGGGTGATGGCGCTTGGGGCTTAGGTTCTTGGGGCAACGGCGAAACCATTCTTACAGGGAATGAGGCAACCGGGGCCGTAGGATCTCTTACGCCAAGTCTATCCGTAGCTTTAACGGGGGCTGAAGCAACCGGGGCCGTAGGGTTGGTTACAACAACCACTTCTAAGGCTTTAACGGGCGTAGATGGCGCAGGGGAGATTGGTAACGTTACCACTTCTATGCTTGTTGCCTTGGTTGGGGTAGATGCAACCGGTTCTGTGGGCACGGTTATTTACACTGAGCTTTTTCCAGTGCCGGGGGATGAGGCGATTGGTTCGGTTGGCTTAGTTAGCCCTGTTTTTTCTGTGGCCCTGACAGGGGTTGTGGCGGCTGGCGGGGTGGGGACAATAACGCACGGCGGTGCGGTAGTTGGGTTAACGGGTGTTAATGCCTTGGGCGAAGAGGGCAGTGTAGCCGCCTCTTTTTCTAAAGCCCTGACAGGTGTAAACGCAACAGGATCAGTGGGTGATGTGATCGCCGTCTATTGGAAGCCTATAGATGACACACAGACCCCTTCGTGGCAAAATATCAGCAACCCGCAGACACCCGGTTGGGGAGATGTATCGAATGTACAGACTCCAGCTTGGGAAGAAGTCGTAACTTGAAAGTGAAAATGCTGGTTTATAAGATCACAAACAACGTAAACGGCCACGGCTACATTGGGATTACTCAATGTGCCTTGGCAAAGCGTTGGCGTGAACACTTGTGTGCGGCACGAACGGGAAGCGATAAACGTCTGTACAGGGCCATGCGTAAATATGGCACAGACAACTTCAGCATTGCCGT